GGTTGTTTACAAATTGATTTAGGAACTGATATTTACACTTTACAAGGCAATATGGGGCACGCCACACCACGTCAAAGTATGCACTATGGTAAAATAAGTGACCAACGAAAACGTGAAGCAGCCGACAAAATCAAATTAGATTTTTAAAACCAAATAATATGCAAGATGCCATAGATGCTTTTGAAAAGCTAAAAATAAAGTTCCCAAAGAACAAAGAACTATTCCAAGAACTGATTAACACATATGAAAATTTACAAAATCTGCAAAATCAATTTATTGATATTTATGCAAAAGACATTTCAAGAAAAGTTGAATTACTTTGGTTGGGATTTGAAATTGCTTTTCAAGGTTCTATAAATCAAAAAGAGCTGTTAAACGTTGAAATTAATGATATTGACAATCTTTTGCACAAAGGTGTTATTCAAAATGAAATAGCTCTATTAAATTATAGTTCAAAAATTAGTGTTCGGCCGAATGAAATCACAAAATTATATTATAGGCTAATTAAAGGCAATGAATTTGATATAATTGAAAAAGCGGTTGATAACCAAGATTACGAACTAATTAATGATTTAAGCACCACCCGAGCGTTAGTTTTTTACAGAGAAATTATTAGAAAAGAATTATTGGACATTGAACAAAATAATACTGTTTTTAAAATCATACCACTTGAACAAACGGAAACAAAAACAGAAAAACTTAAAGCTGTACTAGGTCAATACGGGTTTTTTGAATTGCCAAAAGTTAAGCGACTTTCAGAACCAGCCAAACAAAGCCTCATTGAATTGATAGGTAAAAACGATTTGCCTTATAGTATTGCAATGCTTAATTTCTTAGATTTTTTAAACCATTTAGAAAAGGAATATTTTAAAACCAAATACAAGTTGAATATAGAGGTTGCAAAGTGGTTTGATTCAGATAAGGACGGGCGTCGAATTAAAGGCAATATTTCTGTCCTTTCAGATTACAGTAATGAGAATAAAAGCAAATTCACAGCCCACCTCCATAAGGAAACTGTTAAAATAGATTACCAAAACTTAAAATAGGGGGTACTCCCCTATTGTTGCCCCTAAAAGCCCCCAATACCATTGCACTATCAAACATAAAATGATAGTCAAATGGAAAATTTTACGCAGGGGCTAACCCTTGAATCCCTACCAAAAGCCTTCGCGCACCTTACAACAGAGGTAAACGAGATAAAAAGGCTGTTACTTGAAAAAAGTAATCAACAACCAACTGAAACCGACCGTTGGTTTGACCTCAACGAACTTTGTGTTTACCATCCCGACAAACCTAGTAAGCCCACAGTTTACGGCTGGGTGAACACTGGTACTATTCCTGTACACAAAGGCGGTAAAAAGTTGAGATTTCTAAAATCTGAAATTGATAACTGGTTAAGGCAAGGCAGAAAAAAGACGTTCTCAGAAACAGCCATTGAAGCCGAACACTATTTAAAAAGTAAGAAGGGGTAAGCTATGCAGGAACATAACTATACCCCCGATACGGTAAGGACTAAGGACGGAAGCAAAGATACTAATTTATACCCCATTACCCCAGCGTTTGAATTTGATAAATTCGGTATTGGGATTGAGGATATTAAATCCGAAGCTGAACAACTTTTAAAGAAAGGTAGTGAAGCCAATGAAAGTAAAGGGCTGTTCACAGTTAAAACAGCCAGCCGTTGGATTGAGCAGGCGAAAACCAAAGCTATTCCACAAATGCTTTTTGGTGAATTTTGGTTTGAGGGTGAACTATGTATTTTGTTTGCCGACACCAATTTAGGCAAGTCAATTTTAGCCGTTCAAATTGGTAACAGTATAAGCAAGGGCGAACAGATACGGGGCTTTAAATTGGAAACTCCAAAGCAACCAATTTTGTATTTTGATTTTGAGTTAAGCGAAAAACAATTTGAAAATCGATATTCAATAAAGTTTGAACAGCATTACAACTGGGATAATAACTTTCTACGGGTTGAAATAAATTCCGATGCCATAATACCCGATGCCCAAACCTTTGAGGATTTTCTCAATGATTCTTTGGAACAAAGCATTAAAGATACAGGCGCAAAGGTTTTAATCATTGATAACCTGACTTACCTCAAAAATGAAACTGAAAAGGCTAAAGATGCTTTGCCCTTAATGAAACATTTGAAAGCCTTAAAGAACAAATACGGACTTTCAATTTTAGCACTTGCACACACACCAAAAAGGGACTTATCAAAGCCAATTACACGAAATGATTTACAGGGCAGTAAGATGCTAATAAACTTTTGTGATAGTTCATTTTCAATAGGTGAAAGCCACAGCGATAAAAATTTACGCTACCTGAAACAAATTAAGCAACGGAACACCGAACAGATTTACGATGCTGAAAATGTTTGCGTTTGTCAAATTGATAAGCCCCAAAATTTCCTATTGTTTGAGTTTGTGAATTTTGGCAAGGAATGGGAACATCTGAAACAGCAAACCGAAAAGGACAAAGAAAACTTGACAGAAAAGGTAAGTGAACTAAAACAGCAAGGGCGAAGCCTTCGGGAAATCGGGTTTGAACTGGGTATTTCGCACCAACAAGCGAAGCGAATTTTAGACAAACAAATCAAATTGTAACAATTGTAACAAGTGTAACGCCCCGTTACAAGTGTTACACCTGTTACACTAAAGAGGTAAAAAATGATTGAGCACCGATACAAATTAGAACCTTACAAGGGAATGAATACCCGTTACCGTTGCCCAAGTTGCCAACAAAGGGATAAAACCTTTTCGCTTTATATTGAAACAAATACAGGCGAACACATACACCCCACCGTTGGTAGGTGCAGCCGTGAAAGCAATTGTGGACACCACTACACCCCGAAGCAATATTTTCAGGATAACAATATTTCATTTGATACACCCCAGCCAAAAGAAACCAAGACCCGACCAGTTACGCCTCAACAAAAGCCCGTTTCATTTATTCCCGTTGAGGTATTTAAAGCCAGCCTGAACCCCACAGCGTTTGAAGCAAACCACTTTGTACAGTTCCTTATTAACCTGTTCGGGGTTGAGGTTACCAGCCATTTGGTAAGCCGTTATTTTATTGCCACTTCAAAACATTGGAACGGCGCAACGGTATTTTGGCAAATAGATACACAAGGTAAAATAAGAACAGGCAAAATAATGCTTTACAGCCCCACCACAGGCAAAAGAGTAAAGAGCCTTAAACTACCTATTTACTGGGTTCACAAAGCCCTTAAACAGGCTGATTTTGAGTTAAAACAATGCTTGTTTGGTGAACACTTACTTAAAGATAAAACACAGCCTGTTGCAATAGTTGAAAGCGAAAAAACGGCTGTAATTGCTAGCGTTTATTTGCCCCAATTTGTTTGGGTTGCAGTTGGAAGCCTCACCAACCTGAACGCTGAAAAGTGCAGCATACTAAAGGGGCGAATTGTTACACTATTTCCCGACCTCAACGGGTTTGAGAAATGGAGTAGAAAGGCAAAGGAACTTTCACACCTTGCTAATTTTACCATTTCCGATTTATTGGAAAGGAAAGCCACCGAAGCAGAAAAGAAACAAGGGTTTGACCTTGCCGACTATTTAATAAAATACGATTACAAAGCCTTTGCGCTACCTGAACCCGAAGCCACCGAACTAGCCCCGACCATTCAACCATTGGTTGAGGTGAAACAATTTGAGCAGCCCGAACCCGATTACTATTTCAGTAAGCCCGAACAACCAAATTACGAAAGCTGGGAACAGGAAATTACCGAACTTGAAAACTACTTTTCAGGAATAGCACTACCAATCCAACCCGTAAAGTTGAACAGGTGCAGTACAATAACAAACTGTTCTATATTTATTGAAAGCCACTTTACCACCTTGAAAGCGAACAACGGCAAACGAACCTATTTACCCTACCTCAACAGATTACAGGAATTTAAACAAGTATTAATCACAAATATAAATTGATATGAAAGCGAAAGAAATTGAAGTCCTTGAAAGCTACTTTAAAACCGAAAACGAATATTGGAACGAGTATACACGTGAAATACTATGCGAAGTATTAAAGCAAGGTAATTTTGAAACCCCTGAAACGCCTTTACAATTGTTCAGTAACTCAATAGCCATTTTTACCGAACACTACAAAACACCGTTAAAAGCAGTTCAGGAATTTGCAGCCGAAACCGAAAAACAGAAATTATCCCCAGCGCAACAGCTATTTGTTTACGAATGGGTTTACAGGTATATGAAAAATTCAGAGTTTGATAATTTGGATACCACAGAAATAAACGAATTACTAAAAAGCAAAATCGAAAGGCTGAAAAATGATAAATCAAAAATTGAGAACAATAAGCCTTTGACTGGAAATATACGGGACACCCTCAAAGAAATGATGCAAAAAGAAATTGAAAGTTTGCCCGATACCCTCAAAGTACTTGAACCCGTGCAACGGCTGAACATACTTTGTAAGCTTATTCCCTATGTGTTACCAAAGGTTGAAAGCGTTATCCATACGCAGGGCGAACCCGAAAACGAGGCTGAAAACACCGTGTTTAAATGGTGAGTTCCTTAATTATTTAGGTTTCATTTTCAAAATAAATTGCAGATGCCAAAACCCCACACTTACCCAACCTTATTTGATGACGTAAAAACAATTAGTATTTCCTTTTTGACAAAGCACGGATATTTGAAGCCGAACCAATGGCGAAACGGCACAATTACTTGGAGTAGAAACGGCAACAAAACAGGCAGTATTTCAATTGGTATTTATACCAAGCCCAAAAATTCTTACCTTGAACTAGACTACAAATGCAACGAAGCCCAAATAAATTATAGGGTTCAACTTATTTCAGCCCCTTCCAATTTAGGCAAAGGGGTTGTTTGGTATTTCGTTTGCCCCCGTACTGGTAAGCGTTGCCGAAAGTTATATTTAGCGGACACCTATTTTTACCACCGTTCAGCCTTCAAGGGATGTATGTACGAAAAGCAAACCCAAAGTAAAAAGAGCAGGTATTTAGATAAAACGTTGGGGTTATATTTTCAAGTTGACAAACTGTTTGAACAGCTTTACAAAAAGCATTTTAAAAAACAGTATGCAGGTAAACCAACCAAAAAGTATTTGAAACTTACCCAGCAAATACAAAAAGCAGAAAGTATACCACAACGTGAATTTGAAAGGGCTTTTCTAAACTAAAATACCTGAAAGAATTTATAACCAATCGTCTTTGCTCATTTCAGTCTGAGATGAAACATATTTAAATAGACTATCATTCAACCCGTTAAGCAAACTTTCAACATCTGAGGGAATTGTTTTCCACATCTTTCTTATTTCTCCTTTATTATACCAATTTTCACCACTGTCGAATGGAATTATATAATCTCTCACACCACCTGTTGGCGAAGGTGCTGTATAAGACATACTTACAGGAATAAATCTGTATTTTCCATCTTTTAATTCAACCTCAATAGTATAAGTACCTCCATAGCATACAGCCGACCCTAATGAATTTATGCATATTAATTTACTTGCATAACCCTCAAATCTAACCTTTTGATTTGCAATTGTTGTTTTTATTACCTCATCAGGGTTCTTATAAGTTTCCTTTATCCAATTTATAGTTTTTTCGAACAACTCAGCCTGTGTCATACTATCCACATTAACCACCACAAACTTAGGTAGGAGTCCTTCTTGATTGTAGGTAAAATTATTAGCCGTGTTTTCGTTAATGGTTTGTGATTTTACGGAAAAAGCAAAACCAATAAAAATAAGTGTTATAAGTAGCTTATTCATTTTTTTATCTATTTTAAAAGAGTTAACTAATTGAATTTTAAATATTTAGAGAATATTTTTTTTCAAACCATATCCTTAACAAAATAACAGGATGGAAATTTAGGATTAATTCGGATTTTTCACAACTGACTATTGAAAAAGGGTCATTTTCTTTGCAATCAATTAATTAATCAAAAGCATAAAAAAGGTAAATTTTGAAAGGTTTTGTACCTTATTTGTACCTTTTAAGTATTGAAAATTCATAACTATCAATAAATAAGCACTTTAAATCAATTAGTTACTTTCTGTATCGGAAAGTAAGTGCCACAAACAAAGCAATACAAAAACATATATTAAACCTCAACTAAGCCTCAATATGGGGCTTTTTTTATTTAATTACATTACTGGTACTTTTTGGTTGATAGTTGTTTTTTTGTAGAATATTTGTACCTTTCTTGTACCTCTTTGTAGGTTGCTGGTCAATTTTGTACCTCAACCCATTTTTTAGGGGTAATTATGGCACACAAGGACACACTAAGACACACCAAGTCACGACTAGCTACACAAATGAGTTCAAACATACAGGTACAACGGATTTGCCAACATTGTGGCGTTGAGTTCACAGCGCGAACCACAGTAACCCAGTATTGTGGCGATAATTGCAGTAAGAGAGCGTACAAAGCACGGATTAGGGTTTCAAAAATTGAAGCAAGCAATAAACAAACCCAACGAATAAAGAACCAACCCATTGAAGAACTAAAAGCTAAAGCCTTTTTAAGCATTGCAGATACCTGTAAATTAATAGGAATAAGCAGGCGAACAGTTTACCGAATGATTGAACGGAACGAACTGATTATCGGCAAAGCAGGAAGGCGAACTATAATTAAACGTTCAGACCTTGAGCAGTTATTATTTGAAAAATCTAAAGGATAAAAGGCAATGGCAATAAAAGTCAAACTGAGAGAGAAAAAAATTACTGGCAACAGGCAAAGCCTTTATTTAGATTTTTACCCAGCTATACCCCACCCTAAAACAGGCGAATTGACCCGAAGGGAATTTTTAGGAATGTACCTTTTTGATAAGGCAAAGAACCCTATTGAAAAGCAGCACAATAAAGAAACTTTACAGCTTGCCCAACAGATACGGCAGCAACGTGAAAATCAATTGAACAAACCTGAGATTTATACGGGTTACGAAAAAGAACAGCTAAGGATTAAAGAGCAGGGCGAACAAAACTTTGTTGCCTATTTCAAAAGCCTTGCTGATAAACGGAAAACAAGCAACCACGATAACTGGGTTTCAGCTTTCAATTACCTTGAAGCTTTCACCAAAGGAAAATTGAGGTTTTCCGACCTCAACGAAAAGTTTTGTGATGATTTCAAAGAGTATTTACTCACTACCAAAAGCAATAGAAGCAGCAAAGTAACCCTTGCCCAAAATTCAGCCGCTTCCTATTTCAATAAATTGAAAGCAACTTTAAAGCAAGCCTATAAAGACGGGCTTTTACCCTTTGACCTAAACGTGAGAATTGAATGCATTGAAACACAGGAAACAATTAAACAGACGCTAACAATTGAAGAACTTAATATGCTTGCAAAAGCAGATTGCAAAAACCCTCAACTAAAAAAATATGTATTGTTTTTTGCACTAACTGGAATTCCATTTCAAGAAATGCAAAACCTTAATTGGGGGCAGGTAGAGACCTCAGAAACTTTCGGTTTCAGAGTAAAAATGATACGGCAAAAAACAAAAAAGGCGTATTACATAAATATTTCTGAACAGGCTTACAGCATACTAGGTGAACGTAAAGAGCCTGAAAATTTGGTTTTTGAAGGGATAAATAACCGTGATAGATATTACCATTTCCCTTTATGGCTTGCGCAAGTGGGGATAAAAAAGGATATGACATTTCACGATTTAAGGCACACCTACGGTTGTTTACAAATTGATTTAGGAACTGATATTTACACTTTACAAGGCAATATGGGGCACGCCACACCACGTCAAAGTATGCACTATGGTAAAATAAGTGACCAACGAAAACGTGAAGCAGCCGACA